GGTAATCCCTGACACCTATTATAGTATAATCTGTTACCTATATAAACTTTTAACCTTAATCCCAATATCCCTTTTTGCTTCGCATTGGGATGACTCGGTTAGTCGGACGGAGGTTCGTCCTCTACATTACTTTTAATTTTATCCTCGCATAGAAACGACAGTTTCCAGAATGTCTTTTTATCCTGCATGTCCAATGCTTCAGGAGTTGTGCCAAAACATAATTCAAACCATCGTATAACTGTCTTATAATCAACTAATTCAAAATCAACCATAAGCATTTAAATACTACATCACTAATAAATTTTCAATAAAGGTAATCTTTATATGAAGTATTATATATTGACTTATATGACCAAGGACAAGACAGAGGCTATTAAGGAAGATACTCCCACTGTTGTGATAAAAGAAATAGCCAAAACCTGTTCTTGTAATGAATCTATAGGCAGAGATATTAGATGTAGTGATCATGGTGATCCTGACAAAATTTGACACGTTACGTTAATTTCCGTCAATAGACAGTAAGTTTATTAACTATTATATTCTCATTATATTATGGGTATTCGTTCTAGGTTAACTTCTATAGGTAAAAGTTTAACTTTTACTAACAAAGGATATACAGAATCTACTACAAGACCATCTATTGCCCAGCCATACATGGCTACCGACACAGGTGCCAAACTACCAATTTTCCCATTCCCACTTATAATGATTTATGAGTTGGCAGATAATATTGATGCTTTACGTATTCCTATTGAGACCTTGAACAGAGAGATGTTTAAGAACGGATGGGAGATCAAACAACGATTCAAATACAAATGTAATAACTGTTCTAAAGAATTCAAATATGCTCCTAATATTACAGTAGAAGGTGAATCTAAAGACCTTGACGAAAAAGTACAATGTGATTCCTGTCAAAGTTATGACTTGAGAAGTCCTGTACCTGAACATAGAAAAATTTTAGAAAATTTAATCAACAATCCAGTTAATGGAAACACTCAAAACTTGGAAGATGTTGCTAGACAATTAGAAAGAGATTTGGAAATTGCAGATAATGCTTACTTGCTTATGTTAAAGAATTATTTTATTGATGATGTTACTGGTGAGATTGATGTGGCAAAAACTGAGATTAAAGAACTGTTAAGAATTGATCCACCTCAGGTAGCCATGATTGCTGACTCTGATGGAAGAATTGGTTATGATGATAAGAGACAGAAAATATATGTTTGCCCTAGATTTGAGCACAGAGATGCAAGACTGTATACTGATAGATGTTCTAAATGTAATGCAAAGGCATTAAAGGCAATACTTGAAGTTAATTCCGTTTATTCCATAGGTGTACCACATCCTAAGAGAGTAATTTATGCCGAAGGTGAAGTAATATGGAAAGCAGGAAAATACAGACCAGCCTTGATTTACGGATTTTCCCCTATATTTGCAGTGTGGAGTAAGGCTATGGCTTTGTCTCACATGGATGAATATGTAAGAAAATACTTTGACAAGATGAGACCACCAAGAGGATTACTTGTAGTTGCCTCCCGTAACTATGAGACATTCAGAAAGTCATGGGATGCACTTGAACAAAAGGCTACAGAAGACCCATACATGATACACCCACTTATGGTTGAATCTGATAAGGGTGGACAGAACATGGCACAATGGCTAGACTTTACTGGAACATTACAAGAGTTACAATTCATTGAAGTAAGAAAAGAACTAAGACAAATCATTGGAGCTGTCTATGGTGTGTTGCCATTGTACTATGGAGAGATGGTAGGTGGATGGTCACAAGAGGGATTACAAGTTACCATTACAAACAGAGCTGTCAAATGGGGACAAGATATATTATTCAAATCATTCTTTAAGAAATTTACAGAACTCATGGGTGTAGACGATTGGGATCTCAGACTTGAAGCAGGAGAAGAAAATGACAAACTCTCAGAACTTCAAAGAGATGGAGTTGAAATTGAAAACATGGCAATGTTACAACAAATGGGATTTGATGTAGAGAGAACTGCTGAAGGTGACTTTAAGACTAATCAAATACCAAAACCTGTGGACGAATTACAAATGGGTAGAGGTAGAGGTACTGCTGCACCAGAAGAGAACAGACAAAACTTTGCAGGACAGCCATTACAAACAAGACCATCTGATGATGGAGGTGTTTCACAAGGATCTCCAAGTTCTGGAGCAGGAACTTCTCTCTCTCAGAAGAATTTCCAAACAGGGATTACACCAGACAACTTTAATGTGGTAAAGAAAACATTACAATCAGCAATAGACTTTAACTGGAACAAGACCAAAACAGTTGAACAGTTAAGAAAATCTACAAGAATGACAGTAAGAGAATGTCGCAACATAGTAAAGAACGAGTTTGCAGATATGAAAAGGTGGGAAGATGACGAAGAGACATCATAAATGTGATGACGAGTCATGTTCAGTACACAAGGCATTGACTGATGATGTTAAAAAGAAACTTGCATTAAAAAAACAAAAACCTAAAGTTAAAAAAACAAAAACCCCAATAATAACAGATGTGTATAGTGCAGACTATTCAGTAATTGATGAGACTATAGAGAATATTAAAATTACAAGTAGAAAGATTTGTCAAGACCCATATTCATCTAATAACGTTTACATGATACTTCAAGAGGCATTAAAGAAAGTTATATTAGCAGACAAATAATGGCTACTAAACTTGACCTGAACTCAGGTGGAACAGACATTGGTAAGAAAGTTATTGATATTCATCAAAAGAATGAATACACTCATGTAAACAATTACAAGGAAGGTATTTGTTTCGGATGTTTTGGGAATAATGTAGTAGGTGCATTGGTTGCAGATATATGTGGAGACTGTGCTGGAAAGAAGGGTAGAGAGCCGTTATTAGTATCAATTAAACCTATTTACTATGGAATGTGTCATTTCTGTGGAATATACAAATTCAATATGGAACAGGTAAACTGTAGGCTTTGTCAAAAATGTCACAGAAAGACTGCGAACCATATGAAAGAGTATAACAAAGTGGGTGGCATGCATGGTGCAGATCCGTTCTGGAAATCAATGAGAAGAAAACACGGAAAGGATTGGAAGCAGATAATGACTAACGGCACAAAATCATACAGACAATAATTATTGTTTTAATATAAATATTATTCTATCCCTTTCAAAGTCATAATATCTATGATCATAATCAATTATCTTGTTCTCGTTTCTATATACGGCATCAAGATATCTGTCAACCTTCCATCTCAATAATGGTTTTCTAAGGAATCTTGGATTAAATTCCAACTGCATTTTTTTTCTATTGAATTTTATTTTCTCATATTTTATTAATTCAGTACCTTCATTTTCATGTTCACCAAGTTTACCATTCCTAAAATGAACTAGTGATTTATTTATGTATGGTCTCTCCTTCTGGTCATTTGTATTGGTAACAATGTATAACTTACTCTTGTCTTGTACATACATGTCAATTATTTTTATTCTTCTCATTTTATCTTTTGTGTATCCTTTGTAAAAATGATCAAACGTCTTCATGTCATCAAAGATATATATTGCTGAAGCCATGTATGAATTAAGTAATCCTTATTAATAAACAAAGCGTTGTCCATATATGGCTGATTCAACTGTATTAGATGGACTCTGTGTTTGTGGAGGAAAAAAATACAAATATGTTGGTTTTAAAATGGCAGTAGAGATATGTTATAAATGTGGAAAATTTGATTGTAAAACAGAAATTAGGGATGATGATTTTATAGATTTTATAGAACATAACTCTGAAATTATACCTCACCTTATAGAAACTGGTTATTTAATCAAAGCGTAATGAAAATATATAAGTAAGTTTATATAACGATCTATATGGAGATGTTTACATCTGTATTTGAACCTTTGATTGTAGCAGCATTAATAATTGTGGGTGGAGGGTTATTCACATTTTTCAGGAAAATGAGTGCAACTCAAAAGGATTTATGTGAAACAGTTAAACAATTACGAAAAACTTTAATTATTTTAGCTAAAGCAGTAGATAGACAGTCAAACAGGCTACATCCAGACGAGAATTCAGAATTAAATGATCTAGTCAAGGAATTATTAAGAGAAAACAAGTAACCTTATATACGATAAAATAATGAAAAATATATGGTCGACCCATTATTAGTAGTAGTAGCAGCAACAGTAGCAGGTGCAGTATTAAACACCGTAAGAGGATTTCTAGGTTCTGAAGAACCTTATGACATCAAAAAATTCTTTGGTGCAGTGATTGTCTCTGGTTTTGCTGGTTTGGCTATTGCACAAACTATAGGTCTGTCAGGATTAGATCCATTAGGTCTAGCATTGATAGGTCTTACAGCAGGTTTCACAGTAGACTATGCTGTATCAAAAGCAAAGAAACAGATTGCAGAATAAATCTGCACTTTGCACCTTTTTTTATTTATATGCTCCATGATAATCTTTATTAATATGGAAGCAATGTTTTATATATGGGAGAAGTAATCCAATTTAACCAACTTAATACATCTCTAAAGAGTATGCAGTCAATCAGTTCTGATGAGAGATATTTTGAAGGATTATTAACCGTTCAAATGAAAGATAAACAAGGAGAAATTACTATCGTTGATGAATTATATAAGGTATTACCAATTTGGATGGATAGAGGAGCACCAATTAGTGATACACATTCTAATAGGATTATAGGAAAAGGTATTAATTATTCTAAAACTACTGTTAAAAATGAACATGGTGAAGAATTACCTGCAATTAAAATTACAGGTAAAATTTATAAAAATTACGAATTAGATAATGTTATTTGGGATAAAATCAAAAGTAAAGAGTATAGAGGATTATCATTTGGTGGAGCAACTCGCTCTAATAGAACACCAATAAAGATGAAAGATGGCTCAATGGCATATGCTTTATCCAATCTGGAACATTATGAGGTTGCAGTATGTAAAGATCCAGCAGTTCCAATGGCTGTAATTACAGATTATAACCCTATTGCAAAGGCTACTTTTAATTCTGAATTAAGAGATGATGGTAAAATGGTCATTAGATGTACTAATATGGGATGTTTTGTAGAAAAATCTGATGTTGAACATGGAATGTATGGGAATGTAAATACAGATACACCTTTTGATGCAACTGAGGATTATGAAGAGGATAAGAGAGAGGGAGACAGGGAACAACAACAAACTGAAAAAGCAGACCTAAACGAGTCACAAACATTCCAACAAAAAGTAGATGCATTGATAAGAGAAGGTAAATCAGAAGAATCAGCAAAGAAAATTGTAGGTTCATTTGTACATAAAGAT